GGATAACCCATATATATCCCAAGCCTTTATAGAAGAAGCAGAGGCTACGAGAGAGCGTTCAGAGAAGCGTTACCGTTGGGAGTATCTGGGTGAGGCTATCGGTTCGGGTGTAGCACCTTTTGAAAATCTAGTATTCCGCAAGATTACAGACGAGGAGATAGCAAGGTTCGATAACATTCGACAAGGGAATGACTTTGGATATGCAAACGACCCTCTGGCCTTTGTAAGATGGCATTACGACAAGAAGAAACGTGTTATCTATGCTATCGATGAGATTTATGGCGTGAAGATTAGCAACCGTGAATTAGCTGAAAGAATCCGGGAGAAAGGCTATCAATCTCAGATGATAACCTGTGATAGCGCAGAACCTAAGTCGATTGATGAGTTAAAACTGCAGCTGAATATTCCGCTTGTCCAAGGTGCTAAGAAAGGTCCTGATAGTCGTGAGTATGGAGAACGCTGGTTGGATGATTTGGATGCAATTGTGATAGATCCAGAACGCACACCGAATATCGCAAGAGAGTTCGAAAGTGCTGACTATGCAGTTGACCGTGATGGCAATCCCAAACCCAAGCTAGAAGAGGTTGTTGATTAAGAATACAACCCAAAATGAAATACTAGAGATTGAGATAAAAGAACACCAGAATTCTGAGAAAGTAAGCACAATGAAAGAAGCTTACAACTACTATCGAAATCGCACGGATATTCGAAATAAGAAGGTAGATGTGGATTGGCGGACGAATTCAAGGATTGAATTAGGTTTGTTTAAGAAACTGGTAGACCAGAAGGTCGGGTATTTATTTTCTAAAAAACCAACAATCTCTCTTGAAGGAGAAGAATCACAAGACTTTTTAGATAGCGTGTTTGACGAGGACCTTTTATCTACAATTAAGTCGCTTGGTAAAGAAGCAGTGATGAAAGGGATAGCCTATGGCTTGCCTTATTACGACGAGAACGGCCGTCTACGCTTGTTTAAAATCCCAAGTGAACAGATTATCCCTTTTTGGAAAGATGAGCGTCATTTGGAATTATCGGCCTTTGTACGTGTCTACAAACAAGCAGTTTATGAAAGCGGAGTGAAGAAGACTAAAACCTTTGTAGAATACTACGATGAACAAGGAATTACAGATTATATCTGGACAGGTTCACACCTTGAACTCAATCCGCTATCTAAAGAGACCAAGGGGAATTTTTATTACGTCAACACAGATGGTACACGGATTCCTTATACTTGGGAGAAAGTCCCTCTGATTCCATTCCGTTACAATGAGTATGAAGATGGTCTTTTAGTCCAAACCAAGTCTCTGATTGATAATATTCAACTTCAAATGTCTACTAATGCTGATATGTTGGCAGATATGCCGAAGTTGATTTATGTTTTGAAAAACTATCAGGGCGCAGATTTGGGCGAGTTCATGAATAATCTGAATAAGTTCCGCTCTATCAAAGTCTCTAGTGATGGTGGTGTAGATACCCTACAAGCAGACAATGATACCAGTGGAGTTGAAGCAGATATCGAACGCTCTCGTAAGTTCTTGTATGAGGCTGCTCGAGCCATTGATACCCAAGATGATAATCTAGGCAATGCAAGTGGCCAAGCTCTTAAATGGCGCTATACAGACCTTGATTTGGACTGTAATGAGCTAGAAAACGAGTTTCAAAAAGGTATCAAGCAATTCCTTTGGTTCGTAGAACAGTATGCAGCTAACAAAGGAGTAGCGTTTGATTCATCTAAATTTACTTATGTCTTTAACCGTGACATCATTTCAAATGAGTCTGAAGCTATTCAAGATTGTGTAAACTCAATCGGTATCTTAGACGATCTAAGTGTTCGTGAACAACATCCATGGTATCAACCAGAGGTTGAGAAACGATTGAAAGAACAACAGGAACAAGGACAAGATCCATACTCTCAGACCAATTTCAAAAAGGTAGATGAAGATCATGACGACCGAGAACAAGAAAAAGATAGATGAGTACTGGACTGAGCGTGCTTTGCAACAGGAACAAAACGCTCAGATAGTTGCTGATAGGTATATGGCCCAGATTGGTCAATCCTTAGCAGATTATAAACATCAGCTGGTTTCTGAGATTGAGAAGTTCTATGCCAGGTATGCAGTTGATAATAAAATGACTCACGCAGAGGCCAAGCAATATCTGACAGATAAAGAGCGTAGAGAGTTTAAGCATGTAACTCTTGAAAGATTCCGTGAGATGGCTTTAAATCCTGACACACCGACACCTTTGTTGGACGCGTTGAGCTATCGCCACCGTATCAGTCGCAAGGAGGCTTTGCTTGCCGAAATTGAGCGTCTGACGGCTGAGCTATACGGAAAGCCAGAGGGCATACATGACAAGGTCACAGAGGCTCTGAGTGACGTCTACATCAAGGGTAAAATCCATCAAGCTAAGAACTTGGCACATTTTGGAATCATAGAGAAACCAATATTAGGTGTCGATGCAGTTAAGCATAAGATGGCTAGTAACTGGAGCGGTAAAACATTCTCAACGAATGTGTGGGGGCATGATGCAGCTATTTATAAATCTATCAGTGATACAATCAATAAAGGCCTAACAGGTGGCTGGTCTATTGATAGAATGGCTAGGGCTCTTTCTGAACGTACAGGGGTCGCCTATCATCGAGCTGATACGCTTGTTAGGACTGAGACGACCTTTTACAATAACCTTGCGACACTAGATTCTATCAAGGAATTAGGCGGTGACCACTACGAAATTGTAGCGGTCTTAGACAGTCGTACAAGTGAGATTTGCAGGTTAGAAAATCACGAGGTTCATTCTGTTAAGGAATATGAACCAGGTCGAACCGCACCGCCATTTCATGTTCGTTGCCGTTCTACTATCAGACCTGCAGTCAAGTCTGATAAACCTAGTCCTTACTTCAATATCTTGCAAAACGACGGCTCAGTAAAACTAGCCACTGAGCAACGTTCTCTGGACGAAATCTTTGCAGGTTGGGAGCGTGAAGGTGAAGCTATTAAAGAAAAACTGTTTGCGAAAGACGGGGAAAAGGTGTATAATCAGGGTATGAGTTCAATTGATTTAATGGCAAAACAACAGTCTTTTGTTGTTGGAAATGATATTCGAGTGAATGCCAAAAAACTTAGCGGAACCGAGTTTGATTTTTGGACTCAGAACAATGGTAAGAAAATTAGAGATACAGTGGCGAACGTTCAAGAAGCTTTCCGCCAATTACCTGATTATTCAAAACCAACTGTTGTGTTTTTAAAAAAATCAAAGCTGCCTGGTCTAGCTGGATATGACTATAAGCAGGATATTTTGTTTATAAGTGATGCTCTTAGTTCGGAGAAAGAATTCAAAAATATTTTATCAGACGGATTCTTTGCTGCAAAAGACATTAAAGAAGCAATAGTTCATGAGTTGACTCATAAACAACATTGGGATTCTGCAAAAGCGTTTTACAAAGCAAATAAAAAGCGTTATAATAGTCTTGAAGAAGCGATGACGTATTTGAATAGAGACTTGGTAACCTATGTAAAAAAACAACATAGTATTGATACAATGTATTTATATAGGATTAGCATTAATGCTCTCTCTGCATTTGAAACAAATAATATTAATGAATTGGTTGCAGAAGTTGGAGTTTTAGGAAATAATACTCCCGATGATACACTATTACAAAAAGTACAGGAGGTTCTATCATGGAAGTAATGGCGTTGCCTAGTAAAGAAATGATGCAGTTTTATACAGAAATATATCCGTGGATAAAAACTAGCTTTCCAGATGATACAACTCCTAGATTTTTATTCAAAGATAACACCCCTGGTCATATTTTAGAAATGTTCGAACAAATAAAAGAAAATCTAGGATATGACTACGCAATATAAAACACCAAAGCACCTAGAGAAATCTAAGTGCTTTTCTTATTTTTTAAAAGGAGTAAAGACATGTTTATCTGGGATTTAGTATTAATTTTATTAGGTTGGATTATATTTTTTGCGTTAATTTTGTTCGTAATAATTAAATTATTTGAAGTGATTTCAACAGTCATTTCAACTCTAAAAGTCGGAATTGAATACAGAAAGAAACTGAAACAATTGAAAAATAAATAACCTAACCGCGTCGAAATCGAGGCGGTTTTCTTATGCTCTAACCGTATGGAATCCCGTACGGTTTTCTTTTCGCCCTGGGCATGGCGTTAAAAGGCTTTTTTACTTTACCAAAATGTCGTGGTCGTTGCCACGTTAAACAAACGTACAGGAGGAAAAGAAATGAATCGTAAATTTTTGGAACAGTTAGGATTAACTGAAGAACAAGTTGAAGCAGTTATGTCTGAACACGGGAAATCAACACAGGACTTACAAGCGAAGGTGTCTGCTGCAGAAGATAATGCCAAGGGCTTGCAAGACCAGTTGAAAGAGCGTGATAAAGACATGAAACAGCTCAAACAAGACGCTGAGGGCAATGCTGACTTACAACAAAAATACTCAGACTTGGACAGCAAGTACAAGACACAACAGAAGGAACATGAACAACAACTCAAGACAATGCAGTTAGATCATGCTATTGAAATGCACTTGAGTGGCAAGGTTCACGACGCTGGAATCGTGTCTAGTCTACTAGATAAGTCTAAATTGGGATTAGGTGATAACGGAGCGGTGACTGGATTAGATGAACAGTTAACGGCTTTGAAGGAATCTAAAGGCTTTTTATTTGCTCCAGAAAAGGCTGTAGAACCACACATCGCTGGTGCTAAGCCACAAGGGGCAACACAAGAAGAAACAGTTGCTAACGACCTGACAACGCAGATGATTAATGCGTTTACGTCAGATCTATAATCAAAAAATAGAAAAGAGGAACAGATATGCCAGCAACATTGAACTATGCAGAATCTTACCAACAAGGTTTGCAAAATCGTTATAGTGAAAACGGACTGTTATTCACTCAAAAACTTTGGAACTCTCCATCCAATACACTTTTGAAGTTCACAGGAGCTAAAGAAGTCAAAGTACCACGTCTTTTGATTAAAGAAGGGCGTAAAGACCGTACACGTCGTACGATTACGAACATTGACGCTAACTATGAAAACCAATGGGAAACATACACATTGACTAACGAGCGTTACTGGTCAACACTAGTAGACCCATCAGATGTTGATGAAACTAACTATGTTACTTCCATTGCTAACATCACTAAAACATTCAACGATACTGAAAAAGTTCCAGAAATGGATAAATTCATGGTATCTAAATTGTTCTCTCGTAAGAAAGAACTTGATACAGAAAGTAAACAAATTAAGTCATTGAACTTGACTGAGGAAAACTTCCTCTCAACCTTCGATGAGTTGATGGAACAAATGGACGAAGCTGGAGTACCAGCAGAAGGTCGTGTTATTTTCTGTACCCCAGCAGTTAAACGTATGATCAAGAACATCAAGCAATTTGGCCGTACAGTCAATATCCACGGCCAAGGTACAGTGATTGACCGTTCTATTGGTCGTTTGGACGATGTGACGATTGAACCATCTATTCCATCTGATCGCATGAAGACCGTGTATAACTTCACAAATGGCGCTAAGGTTGACCCAACTGCTAAACAAATCCATTTCTTCTTGATTCATATTCCATGTATGGCAGCACCGCAAAAATATGAATTTGTAGGACTTGACGCACCAAGTGCTTCTTCAAGCGGTAACTACTTGTACTACGAACAATCTTACGATGATGTATTGCTATTCAAGACTAAGCATGAAGGCCTAGCATTTGTTGTCGCACCTTAAAGAAGGAGGATAGAAAATGTTAACAGTAAAAAAGGACAACCGTGTCCTCAACATTGACGAGTTGGAAAAAGTAACCTTCCTGGAAAATGGTTACGATGTTGTAGAAATTAAGGACGGTGAGTATGTAGTGGTAGAAGCAGCTACAGGCGGACGGACTTACACTATTCAAGAGTACAGAGCAGTAGTTGCTGAACGTGACCAAGCTCTTGCTGAACGTGATAAGGCTCTAGCAGAGCTTGACAAATTAGCTAAGAAATCCGCTAAGGACGATAAGTAGAAAGAGAGGTTCTGCTGATGGAGAAGAGAACATCGGAAGAAATTCAAAAGCATAACGAAGATGCTAGACAGGTCTTGATTGACTTGTATGAACAACGTTATACATGCTATCTAGAAGAGTTAGTGGTCGATGAAGTCATGCAGAACATTCTCAATTACTGCAATCGCGAGGATTTTCCTTTAGAGTTGCGATTTGTGGCCATTCAGATGGTTTATGTTGTTTGTAATCCTGACCAAGCTGTACAAGGCAAGAATATTTCCGTCGGAGATACTCGTGTTGAATTGGCTAAGTCAGATCTTGCCAGACGTGCTGAAAGTGCCTTGCTGGACTTTACTAGCCAGTTACAGCGGTTCAGAAAGTTGAGGTGGTAGGATGAATATCAATGAAGTTCTATCTCAGGCAAGACCAAGTATTGAATGGACCTATGATAGAAAGATGGATGTGTTTGCTACTGTCGAGGGTACGAAACCAAACGGAGCTGACTTTGTAGAGTTCAAAGAAATCTACGAGAAAGTTCCCTGTCGTATCTCTGTTCGTAACTTAGTGAATACTGAGCAGAACGAAGCGCACCAACTCAAGACAGAACACAAGATTTTCTGTTCGCCTAAATTTGCTATCAAAGCTGGTAGTAAATTGGTCGTGGATGGTGTTCAGTACCTGACCAGTGAAGACCCGATGGTCTATGTCGCACATCAAGAAATTGTGGTAAGACGACATGAGTGGCTATGATGATAGTGATGTTCAAGAGTTCTTGAAACGACTTGAACGAGCTCAGGCAATTATTGATTCTGAGTTTATGCAGGCTGCTAAAGATATCGGCCTAGCCTTTTTGAGAGAGGTTAAGGAGAGAACACCAAAGGGCCTAACTGGTAAGCTCAATCAATCGTGGAAGATGGAAGTAAGCAAAAATGGGAATGTGTACGAGGTTATCGCATTTAACCCTATGGAGTATGCTTCTTTCGTCGAAAGTGGACACCGTCAACAAGTAGGGCGTTATGTCCCCGCAATAGGCAAACGCTTGGTCAATCCTTGGGTAGAAGGGCGCTTCATGATGAGGCTGACAGAAGAACAGATTAAACAGAAAATCCCACAAATCACGCAACAAATCGAAGAGAGGCTAAAGGAGGAACTAGGTGGATTATAGTATTAGACCACTCGTCATCAAGCAACTCAAAGATGTGTTTGGGTGCAAGGTGTATGATGAACAAATCCAGCAAGGATTGAAAACACCTTGTTTTATTGTAGATGTAAAACCTGTGACTCGGCAGCGGTTGGCAAACCAAAACGATAAGCAGGTTTTTATTGTCTTGCTGCATTACTACACCGAAAAAACAACAGACTTGTATCAAAAGTTTGAAGAGATTGAAACGGTGTTTAATTCGCCTTCCTTTCGTTATTTAGGGGATAAGTACCCTATCAATGATTTGAAGGTGGAATACAATGCCAATGACTTGATCTGCACATTTACAATCACTCGATACGTACGATGGGTTGAAGAAGAACCGACAATGCAAATATTAGAAAGGATAGGTGAAACTTCTCATGGAAATGAATGAAGAAGTAGGTTATGTAGCCGAACCAGTGGTGACAACCACTGAAGATAAATTTGGTAAAGAGGCATTACTCAAGTATTTTGAAGATGATGCAACTTTGTTAAACGTTTTGCTGGAAGATGATCAGTCATACTCACTAGCAGAAGTAAGACGCATTTTAGAAGACTGGAGAAAGGGTGTGGCTAACTAATGGCACAATGGACAGTACAGAATAAACGAGTTCCAAAGGCCTACATCAATTTCGAATCAAGAGATGATGTGATTACTCCTTTGGAAGACAATACGATTGCAGCAGTCATGATTGCTGGATCTTGGGGAGAGCCTGGTGCTTTTACCCTTGTTGACGGCACAAGCAACTTCCGTCGACTATTTGGTAAACCGATTGATGAACTTCTTCCGATTCGTGAAGCCTTGAAAGGAACTGGTAAGGTTCTTGTCTACAACGGTGTGAACAGCACTGGGGTGCAGGCAACGAAAACTGAAAACGATATGGTCGTTACAGCTAAATACAAAGGATTAGCTGGTAATAATATCCATGTTATCTTCAAGAAACAAGTCGAGACTGGCTTTGAAGTGACTACTGTTTTCTTTGGAAAAGAAGTTGATAAACAGATCATCACAGCTTTGCCATTTAAGAATGACTATGTGAATGTGACTGGTACTTTAACAACGGAAGATAAAACAATCTTGCTTGAAGGTGGTACCGATGGAGCTACAACCAATTCAGAGGTTGAAGATTTTCTAAATAAACTCGATACACAAGACTTCCGTGTCTTGGCTTTGGGTACAGATGAAAGCGCAACAAAAGCACTTGTTACGGCTCATATCAAGAAGTGGCGTGACGCTGGTCGTTCGGTTATTGCAGTCTTGAATGATTACACGGACGCTGATGATGAAGGTGTTGTATCGGTTGGTAACGGGGTTACATTAAGTGATGGTACGAAACTAAGCGCTAAGGACTGTGTATATTTCGTAGCTGGTAAATATGCAGGGGCTGGCTTGCAATCCAATACATTCAAGTCTTATCCAGGCGCTATCGACTGTGAGCGTAAGAACGAGGCAGAGGCTGAAAAGCTCATCAATAAAGGTCAGCTTATCTTTGCTTATCGAAATGAAAAAGTTATTATCTTGTCAGATGTGAACTCATTTACTAGCTATACGGCAGAACACAGTCGTATCTTTGGTAAGAACAAACTTGTCCGCACCATGGATAATATCAATACTAATGTCAAGTATGTCTTTGAGAACTACTTCATTGGTAAAGTGCCAAACAACGTGAATGGTCGTGAGTTGTTTAAACAACGGATCATCACAATGGTTCTTGACCCGCTTGCTCAGAAGCAAGCCTTGGAGTATAAAGCGAAAGATATTGAAATTTCACAAGGTATCACTAAAGAATCTGTCGTGGTTAACTTGCCAGTTGTCTTGACGGATGCTATGGAAATCTTGTACATGACGGTTATCTGTGATTAAGAAAGGAGAAACTAGCTAATGGCTATTATGAGTCAATTAGATGCTTTGTCTGCTAAAGAAGGAACGGTCTTCTTTACAATCAATGACAAGCAGTACGAACTAGCAGAGCTTATCTCTCTAGAAGCAAAAATTGAATACACAAAAGCTGACGTGACCCCTCTGAACTCTCGTATGAAGGGTGGTAAGATTGTCGGTGCAGAAGGTACAGGTTCATTGAAGATGTACTACCACCGCCCGGAATTAAAGGCGATGGCTTTAAACTATGTCAAGCAAGGTATTTTGCCTCGTATCGATATCAAGTGTACCAATGAAGACCGTTCATCTCGCGCAGGTCGCTATACTATCGTTTTGAAAGGTGTTCTGTTCAAAGAATCACTTATCTTTAAACTAGATGGATCAGCAGATGAGGTCATTGACGAAGAAACAGACTTCACATTCCAAGATTTTGATATCCTATCAGAATTCCAAGAAATTAAATACTAACACAAGGAGGGAATAGTGGTGAGTGGATTACAAGCGTTTTTAAAACAAAATAAAAAAGGGGAAGAGACTAAGGATGTCTTGCTTCCTTCTTTTGAGGAACCAGTTAAAATTCGAGTGTTGAGCGCTCGTGAAGCGGACTTAATCAATGACCGTTGCTTTGTCAACAAGCCTGGTCGTAACGGACGCCAAGAGCGTGTCTTTGACGGTGTTAAGTATAACCGTGAAATCTGTATTGCGTCTATCGTGGTTCCTGACCTTAACGATAAAGAATTGCAAGATTCTTATGGAGCAATGGGAGCTTCTGAGCTATTCGGTACCATGTTCAATTGGGGCGAAAGCGCCTTGATTTTGGAAGCTGTGACCGAACTCAGCGGTATCAACCAAACATTCCAAGACAAGGTTGACGAGGCAAAAAACTAATAAAAGAGGACGCGGAGGCACAACTTGCCTACTTCGCCCTCGTAAACTATTACATTCGCCCTAGTGAATTTGTGAATATGGATGTAGAAGAAAAAGCCTTTTTCGCTGCAGTCATGCATGAAGAGGCGAAACAACGTAAAAGAATGAAGAAGTGAGGTGATTCTATTGGCAAATATACAAACAACCATGTCTTTGACCGATAGAGTCACAGGCACTTTAAATAAAATCTATGCGACTATGGAGCGTGTCAAAAACGCAGGTTCTGGCTTAGATAAAGCTATGAAGGCTCAAGAGTCCGCTATGAAAAAAGCTGGTGATTCTGGCCAATATTTTGTAAATAAAGCTGGTCGAGTCATTGATATCAACGGTAGATTTATAAGCAGTTCAACTCTAGCAGCTGCAGGGCTCAAAAAAGAAGAACTGGCTCTACGAGATTTAGGGAATGCTTCGAACCATGCTTCTAACAAATTAAGTAAGTTAGGATCTTTGAAAGGTCTATTGAAAACTGCTTTAGCTAGTATTGCAGCCGTTAAAACTGCCAAACAAGCTATAAATATGTCAGACGAGTATGCCAATATGCACGCCCGTTTAGATATGATCCGTGATGGTACGCAGACGACAGAGGAACTTCAAAAGTCTATCTATACATCCGCACAACGTACAGGTTCGGCTTATACAACCATGGCGAACGGTGTCGCTAAGATGAGGATGCAAGCTGGCGATGTTTTCCAAAACAACGGCGAAACAATTGCCTTTTTGGAAACTATGAACAAATCCTTTGTAGTCGGTGGGGCAAGCATTGAAGAACAAAAAAGCGCCATGCTTCAGCTTACTCAGGCGATGGCTAGTGGTAAGTTGCAGGGTGATGAGTTGCGTTCTCTAGCTGAAACTTCACCAGCCTTAATCCAAGCTATTGCCAATAAGCTAGGCGTTAGTCGTGGCGAGGTTAAAAAACTTGGAGCAGACGGGAAGATTACGGCCGACATTGTCAAAACTGCCATGCTGGAAGCAAGCGAAGCGATTGATCAACAATTCCGCAACATGCCAATGACATGGGGCAGGGCATGGCAGAACTTCCTGAACTTTGTGACCAAGGCGCTTGAGCCAATATCGATTAAGATAAATCAGATAGTGAACTCGTCAGCTTTCCAACAATTTGCCCAGATTGTAGCCACGGTGCTTCAATATGTCGTTCAAGCGGTCATCTTTGCTATGGATATGATTGGGGCTGTTTGGAGTATGTTGGCACCGATTGCTCAATTTGTGGCTGATAACTGGTCTGTTATCCAACCGATTATTATTGCAGTAGCAATTGCTATAGGAACTTATATAGTCGCAATGAACGCAGCAAGTATAGTGACCAATCTATTTAGTATTGCTACAAATGTTGCGAAATCTGCAATGGCTGGTTTGAATGCAGTTATGGCAATGAATCCAATCATGTTGATTGTCATGGCAGTCATTATTCTTATCGGTCTCTTCTATGCCTTAGTTGCATGGTTTAACAATCTTACTGGTGCAGCCGTATCAGCTACAGGAATCATCATAGGGGCTATATTCTACCTAGGAATGACCATCTGGAATATACTTCTTAGCATTGCCAATGCAGCTATCTGGGTGATTAATATGATGCTACAAGGCGTCTTTTGGTATGTGAATACCGCAATAGAATTCTGGATGTTTCTCTATCAGGCTATCTTAACTATTTTGATAGGCATTTTAGACTTTATCGACTGGTTTGTTACTGGTGCAGTTAACTTATGGAACGAGATGTCTTTCCAAGTACAAAGCGCTTGGTATGATATCGCTCAAGGCGGACGTGATATGGCTGTCGCTATTGCAGGCTTCGTAGATAATATGGTCAATAGTGTTATCGGTGCAGTCGAGGGTATGATTAACTCTGTCCTTGGTGGATTTAACAAGATGATAGGGTTCTTAAATGGCCTTGGGTTGAACGTCAAAGCAGTTGGTTCAGTCTCACTAACCAGAACTAATTTCGCAGGAGATGTAGCTAGTGCTATTGGAGATATGCAAAAGCCAGTCAAGAAAAGTTTTGAAGGTCTGCACTTGGCAGACGGTCTCAAACAACACAAAGCTAGTTTAGAAACTCCGCACCTTGACACTCCACAACTGAGTTATCTTGAACTTGGAGACCGAATGGGAGCCTTTAACAAAGGATACGAAATCGGTAAAGGTATCGATAAGGCAGTCGGTGGTTTCTTCAAAGGAGATGGTAATGCCAACGGTGCAGGAAATAATTTCTTGGGCGACCAAGGAAAAACACCTTACGAACTCAGCCCAGCAAGCTCAGCCCCTGGACAAGGAGACGGAGGAAAAGGCGGTGGCGGCGGCCACAACCCTACTGGTGGTAAATTGGATAAAGTCGGAAAGATTGAAGATGAAATCAAACTGGACGATGAATACATCAAGTTAATTAAGGACGTCGCGACCATGAAGTGGCAACAGAACTTCATTACCTTGAAACCAGAGATTGTCACCAACATTGACTCCATCAACAACGCTGGTCAGTATGCCAACGTATTGGATGATTTGAATGCAACGATTGTAGACGCTTTGAATAATGGCGCTGATGGCCTCATGGCTTACTAGGAAGGAGGTAGCAGATGTTTATATTTATTGAAGGCATTAAATTGCCAGTGAATCCAGAAGAAATCAAACTGGAGGACAAACAAGGAATTGAGACAGTCGCTATCATCGATACTGGTAACGTTCCGCTTGTCGGAAATCCAGAGCTTCAATCGATTGAGTTTGAATCCTTTATTCCTAGCGGAAGATACGATGGAAACTACCAACGAAATAGCCGTGTTTCTCCAGAATCCTTTGTATCATCTATTCGTAAATTTAAGACGGAAGGCACTCCTATTCAACTCATGATTGGGGGTGCTTTTGGTTCTGCTATTAACGGGAAATTTCTAGTGGAACAGTTCGATGTCTCTACCAAGACAGGATATGAAGATGACCTGATTTATAAGATTAAGTTCTTACAATATCGGTCTCACAAACCACGGAAAGTCACCATCAAAGACAAACAAGCACTTGAGGCTACTAAAAAGAAACCGCAGGCAAAAGCTACTGAAGAACGTAGCCCTACAACTGAGAAACCTGCTCAAAAAAGCCATACGGTTGTGAGCGGTGATACTCTGTGGGGGATTGCTCAGACATTTTACGGAGATGGCAGCCGATATACTGAAATTTACGAAGCCAACAAAGACAAAATCAAAGACCCTCATTGGATTTATCCTGGACAGGAGTTTGTGATACCATGATGCAATTATTCTATCAGAACAATAAAACTGGAGATACATGGGATTTAGCGACTGTGTCTGAAAAGGTCGAATTCAAGACAACTAGAAAAGGATCGGCTTGGAGTGTGGAGATTAGCTTGTATAACTCTACAAAAGTAGCCTTTGAATATGGTTCTCCGCTCGCTTTTAAGCTAGATGATAAAGAGGTATTCTTCGGTTATTTGACCAAAGTCAAGTATGAGAAAGACACCAAAACAACCTTGACTTTTCATGATCAGATAAAGTACTTACTACGCAATATCAACTTTGTTGCCAGGGACAAAAACGTCAATCAAATTGTCTCGGCAATCGCAGGAGATTTTGACTTGAAGGTCGGGGAACTAAAAGCCCCAGCCGTGACCTTATCCCCTCAACTAAAGGAGGACAAGAAGGCTCTGGATATTATTCAGGAGGCCATGGATGAGACCTTGGTGCAAAGTGGAGAATTGCTGGTTTTGTATGATAAGTTCGGCGAGTTGACGTTAACGACTCCGAAAAACTTACCAATCCAGTACATTATCGGAAATGAATCCTTTATGTCTAGCTTTGAGTTTGAAGGTTCGATTGAAGATAGTGCTAATATTGTCCGCTTGATCCAAGAGAACAAAGAAACCAAAAAGAGAGAGGTCTACATCTATCAGGACAGCTACAATATCGGCGCTTGGGGAAAACTCCAGTACATGAAAAAAGTGGATGAGAAAGCAACTGAGGGGCAAATCAAGCAATGGGGCGAAATGCTCTTGAAGATGAAAAACCGCCCCAAAGAAACTTTCAGTCTAAAAGCTGATATTGGAAGTATTGACTTTTTAGCAGGTCATGCAGTCTATGTGGATGTCAAGGATATTGAGAAGAAGGGGTGGTATGTCATTGAAGAGGCAAATCATTCCTTCAGCGCAGAAAAGCACACGATGGAAATTAAATTATTCATGGCAGGAAGTGAGTAGATGGAAGTAATAGAAAATCTAAAGAAATTGGTTAGTAATTTCATTGAAAATCGCCAGTTCGCAAAGATAACGACTGGTGTAGTTTTATCGGTTTCTCCACTCAAAATTCAATTGACCAATGAGTTGATTTTAGACGATTCTATGCTTGCTGTCACATGGACTGATGAGGCATTGGATCCTGAATACGTTGGGCAAACCCTTCATCTCATCAGACAAGATGGTGGAGGGTTTTATTATGTCTTGTACAAGAAGATATTCCACTACAAGCGCAAAGTGAAAGGGGGTTCTGATGAATGAGTACTCCTAAAACAAACTTTTTAAACATCGCTAAAAATGTTGTCGAAGCTAAGAAACAGCCTAGCTTAACACTAGATGAAACCAATATCTTACTAGAAACAGACGGTATCCATGCTTTGAAGCAATCAATCAGACGCATGTTGACAACTGAACGGTTCATCTATACGATTTATGACCATCGGTATGGTGTGGAGTTAGATGCTCTATTTGGTGGGGATATGGATTATGCCCAGATGGATATCGCACGTCGCATAAAAGAAGCCTTGTATGAAGACGACAGGATTCATGAGGCTCATTCTTTTTCTACTAAGGTAAAGAAAGATGAGTTTTATGTACAGTTCATGG